TGTATTCTGCTTCATCAAACACATCAAAGAATTTTACGCCTGTAAATTCACAGCCACAATGTTCTAACATTGTTTGACATTCTTCGTCTAAGTGGAGGGTGATGCTTTTATCGTCGTGTTCGAGAACTAAGGACTCAATGACAGTATCTTGGTTGATAATAAAATCAACCTGGTCGCCTGTTACTGGATTTACTTGCCGTCTAGCAGTTTCCTTAAGATACTCGTCTAATGATTTCATTATTCACTACCTTTATAGGCCTTGTATAATTCCATCATTTTTTCATCAGTAATTGATTCGTTGTACAACGCATTACTGTTTGACTTAGCCGCTGACTTTGGTTTAGGGCCGTTTAAGCCACCTGCCATTTTGTTTAACTGTGTATCAACATCAGTTACTTGTTCGTGCGGTGTATTAGCATGCTGAATGTCTCTTTCTTCTTCAACAGGTACTTCTTGTTCTTGACCTTGATAATCATCATAACCATCAGAACGTTGTCCTGACAAGTTTAATAACTGTTTAAGCATATCAGTATGTTTACCGACTGCATTTACACTTACTGTTTCTTGATCATCATCGCTAATGCTTTGTACAACTTGTAAACTTTCAGCAACTTCTTCTGTTTCTACTGACTCATTTAGTTTTGCTTCAAACATTGCTGTTAACGGATCTGTTTCTGCTGATTCCATTTTAATAAATGCTGTGTCAAGCACTGCTGGTTGTTCTTCAGTGCCTTCCATTTTCTTTTTCTTAGCTGGATGGCTGTGTTCAACTTGTACAGAACCTTTCATATTAGCAACTGGAATGTTTTTAACAACATACCTAGTACCGTCTTCTTTAACAAATTCTGCATCGTAGTGTGTAACTGTACCGTCTTCAGCTAGTGTATGTTCACCGTGTATTACAGTACCTTCACCAAATCGTTCGTGTGTAAATGATTTAGTACAAGGATGATAAATGTTATCTCCTTCTTCTACTTCTTCACCTTCTTTTGTAGGACGACCACGACCTCTTTTAGGGGCATTTGGATCTACTAATGGATCTGTTGGCTCTAAACTATCAACTTTTGTACCTGTATTAGTATATTTGTAGTGTCTGCGTTTACCATCGTTAAATGTAACTGTGAAACCTTGTGCGTCTTCTTCTGGACGATCCATTTCAACTTTATGACCTTCTTTTTCATGCCTGTCAACTATACTTTTAACATGCTCAGGATCATATGCTTCTTCAATGATTTCTTCTTCGATTGACTCTTCTACTTCTTCTTTGTTGTCTTCATCTTTATCTGCTGTCTTGCCTTTTTTAGCATCTAGCATTTTTTGAAATGCCGCTTTCTGTGCCGGGCTTTGTGCTTCAGTTACTTCAGTTGATTCAGCAACTGGTATATCACTTTGTACCGTTATTACAGGAACTTCAGCAAGTCTAATTAAATCAGCATGTGCATCTTTTCCGTATTGTGCATAAAGGTTATTACCTGTAGTGCTAACTTCAGTTACTCCTTGTGCCACTGGAGCTGGTGTTGGAGTTGTTGTTTCAGCTGACGTAATTGCCGCTTTCTGGTCATCTGTTGGATTTTCAATTTTCTTAAGTGTATCTAGTACGTTATACATGTCCATAGTAGTATCCTCTTATCTTGCAGACGATTTAACGTCTGGTAATTTATTTTTTGTACTACCCATAGCACTCTTGTTGCCAATTGGTAGATCATTAGTAGTAGGCGCTTTAGGGGTTTTGCCTCCTGCTATCTCATATTGTCTTGTTTCTGTAGGAACTGCTTTGCTTGGATCTGCGTATAGTTCACTAGCATCCTTTTCTGCTTTGCTTTGTTCGTCATACTCTTTTTCAAGTATCGGAGCTTCTTCTGCGTCTTGTCCTTCATTTTCGTCCCAAGAATCAGCAAAGTGTTTTGACACTACTTTAATTTGTGACTTAGGTTTTTCTGTGCAAGCTTCAAGCATTTCATATAGTTCATCTGCACTTGCTGGATAGTCTAATTCAATTTCAAAAATACAAACGTCCATATTCTTAACACCTGGAAAGTCCAACGGATCTTCCATTACTGGTGTTGTCTTTGGATCGGACATTGTAATTAAATCGTATTTTGATAATTTGTCTTCTAGTGCTTTAAGACAATCCTTCTCACAGCCACCAGCTACTTTGACTCGATATGAGTAAGTTTGCTTAGACTCTGTTAAATATTCTGTAAATGTTTTCATTGTTATTTCCCCTAACTATGCGTATATTTATGCTACTTTATTCTTTTGTGTCTTTATTTTTTAATAGTTCTTTAAGCAGTTCGTTACGATCTAATACATAACCTTGTCCACTTTCCATAGGTTCGTTACCAGCGTTATCTACTAATTTCTTTTGATCTAAACTTGCTTTCTTTAATTGCAAATCAATCATCTTTAATTTTTTGTTTATTTTGGCAGTTTTTGCAGAAATAGCATGATTTAACATGTTACTAGCTACTCCAAATATTTCACTAGCAAATCGACTGTCTACATTCATACCTAGATCCATTAGGTCTTTATACGAGCTTTTAGCTAGTTCTCCTAACTCGTCCATTTCTTGATCGCTAGCCTCTAATCCTTTAACTGCTGGAAGAGCTGTTTCTATTTTATCAATATTTGCTAATGTCTCTGCGGGTAAGACAGCAGTAGCCTGTGGTAATGGCTCATTGACATCTGCAGTGTCTGTATCTGACGGTGCTAGATCAAAAAGGTCTTCTAATTTTTTAGTCATTATCTACTTCCGCTTCTAAATATATCGTCTTCAGTAACTACTCTGAATGTAATGCCGTTTGCTTTACACCATCTCATAGCCTGATCCCATTTAGCATGATTAATTGCTACAGTTTCTCTGGTTGCCCTGTTGGCATTTTTACTTTCAATTATACTTTGTTTCTTAGGTTTAATTTCTACCAGCTCTGTTACTAATTTACCCCGTTTGTCTTGATACTGGACTAAAAAGTCAGGTACGTAATGTGTTTGTTTTCCAGTTAGTGGGTGTTTGTAAGGTATACGCACACTTTCACTAGCCCATTTGACTACACTAGTGTGCTTGTCACAGAATTGCATAAATGCGTGTTCCCAACTTGATCTGTATCTAGGTGCTTTTTTACCTACATACTTGTCAGGGTTCATTATTGAGTAAAGGCCGTTTGCGAATCTGCTAGCCATTATTTGCTAACATTACGGGCCGCATATAAGTTAGGTTGCTGTAATACGCTAACACCGAGTAATGTTGATTTTGATCTAAGGCCGTTTAGGTAGTAAGCAACTGTTTCATCTATTGCTAATGGATCCCCTAGTCCTTCGAATTTTTCTAATAGAGCATCTACGGTTGTGTTATAATTTTGTTGTATCTTAAAGAATGCGGCTGTAAAGTCATCAGCGATTGCTGTATCGTCACTGTGTAAAATAAAAAATGAACGGACTCTATCAAAGTCGTTAGCATTTATGACTATTTCTGTATTATAGAATGTGTCAAATATTTTGACTGTAGAGTCTAAGTTGTCTTTTGTAATGTTTACTGTTGCCATACTAGTATTTAACCTTATTGAGGCCTAGGTAGGAAATCATCGAACTATAGTTGTGGTGCCGACGTTTCTTCCATTACTAGAAATGAGACTAGATGTTGTTACTGTACTGTCTGGTGTAGCTGTTGATGTCGGGCTACCTTTAATGCCTTTGGCAGTAGGAGGAGTAGCAAAACTAAAATCACCTGATGCTACTGTTGGTAGCCCTTCACGTAATATAACTGATAACACTTCTTCTTTTGCTCCTTCCATACTTACATCTCCTTTATCAAAGATATTGTATACTCTGCCTACTTTTTTAGCGGCACCTAAAATGTCGCCACTTGATAAATCTTCAAATACACCAACTCCTGCATCTAATAATCCGCCATTTCCTAGTATTGATGAGTTTGATCCAGGTTGGCTTAATGCACTTGGTTCTTTGTCATAGTGTGCTGGGTCTGCAAAGCCAGGTATCGGTGCACCTGTTTGACCGTTAAGAGCTCCTGCACCATACTTGACTGTTTCATACTTGATCGTCATAGTATTAGCCATTGGTTCGCCGCCTTGGCTATAATCATATTGATCATGACGCATTTCTGTAATTTGTGGATTGATTAATGTATACGACACATAGTCATGTTGATTGAATCCGTAGACTGTGATATCTTTAAAGAATGAGGGTTTTGTTCCGAGTCCTGTATTATCTTCTGCTGAATATCCCCAATCATTACCTGCTCTATTCTGAGCGTAAATGTCTCTGATATTATAATTACTTTGTCCTACCGGAGCATTATTAACACCTGCCGCACTGCCTTCAGCAGTACCATATGGTTGGCTTGGATCTTTATAATAATAACTGAAGTATTTAAACCATAGGTTACGAACAAGATCTGCTCCGTCATCGTGGAATTCTACAGTTACAGGTTCGTAATTGATTTTTGAATGGACTAAACGTTTTCTGTTATATTGATTGAATTCGTCTACGTCCAATGAGTAGTTTGGCAGTGTTATATTTTTAACTAGTACACTAAGATTACTTTGGTCTTGAGCACCAAATGCTGTTCTTAATCCTGGGAGCTCCGTGACATTTAAGTTGAAATGCACATGGAAAAGAAACTTAAATCGTGGAGCAAGTTCAAAGCCAGCAGACCTAAATGTCTTGCTGGCATGTTTATAATCTTTAAGATAATCGCTACCGAGAAAGCCTTTTAAGACGTCCCCAAAGAATCCGGCCATCTAAATTATCCTGTTACTACTGTGCCTAATGTTCTTCCTACTGATGTTCCAATGCCTGAACCCAATGGTGTTTGAATAGCATTGTCAAATCTAATAGTCATTGATATTGTTACAGGAGCACTTTCACCATATGACAAGTCATTATAGTTAACTGCTGTTAGGTAACAACCATATAGTTCCCAAGTTTCTAAAACATTTGGTTCATTAGCACCATTACCGCCGTCAAGTACATCACAACGTGTAATGAATTTATAGTCAATTCCAGACGATGCTGATGATTGTTCCATAAAGTCTAATTGTTTCTGTAATTGCTCGCCAACTAGTTTAGCAACTGCTCCACTAGCATCGTCACGTAATTCAACTGCTGTAGTTTCCCAAGTGTGTTTACCTGCTAGATACATACGAGAGTTATATAACTCAATTGGCATTTCTTCAAATGACACTGAGGGTCTAGCAAATGTAATAACTTGTTTAGTTAATTCTGTTCTTGGTGTTGATACACCAAAGTTTTCAAATACCGTTCTGAAACGATACTTTAATTTAGGCATTAACAGACCTTGGTTAGATGCACTTTGATCTGACGCTAAAGGTACTGACATCCTAGTTAATGATGAAACAGCCATGTGTATTTCTCCTTATTCTTTTTTGTACAACTTTGTACAACTTCGTACTACTATTTATCGATCTGCAATCACAAAAAATGGTACCAAAGTACCATTAAGTGCGTATATAATTATTTATACTATTTTATAAATTACCTGCGTCAATGTCACCTGTATTTTTAATTCTTAATGGAATGTATATAAATTCCACAGATTTTGTAGGCTCAATTGCTATATCAACGTATAACTCGTTACGATCAATACGTTCTGGTGTATTGTTTGTATCATCACACACTACCAAGTAGTCGTAAATACCACGTTTAGCAGTTATATCATTTAATAACTGTTCACATGCGTTTTTAACTTCATTTCTAGTAACTGTGTCATTTGGTTCAAATATATAACCTCTTCCCAACACTTCTAATCTGTCACGAATGTATGCAATCAATCTAGCAACATTGATTCTATCAAGTGCTGATGGTAATGAAGCAATAGTTTTGTTACCATAGTTCTGTAAGCCTGATCCAGGAATGAATGTTAATGGATTAACTTTGTTTGTGTAAAGTGTATCACGTAATGATTCTCTAACAGATATTTGTACGTACTCACCTGTTTGTGCATTAACATAACCTAAACTTTCTGCATTGTCAATTGTACCACGTAGTCCACCTGCTGGTGCCAACCACGGATAGCCAATTTCGTCTGACTTAACTAATGTTCTTAACATCACGTGTGATGGAGGAACAACAACTTTGTTACCTGCTAAGTCGTTTGTTTTAGCACTTGGATAAAATACTGCCGCATATGGATCTGCTGTTGAAAGACCGTCTTCACTGTCTGTACCAGCTCCGTTTGCATCAGTTGCCC